TAGGCCTTGTTTAACTCTAATTGTTGTTGATGTGCTTGTTGATCTAACATTTCTTGCATATCCCTAGCTTGTTCTTCTTGCTCATACTGTTCTTGAGATATTTGTAATGCTTTTTCACTTGATCTACTCATTTGTAACTCCTTCTTCTTAAAGGTTAATTAATTTTACTACTCTATGTTAAACTTATTTACCAAATATTGCAAGTTTGTCTTTTAAAACTTTAAATCCATATATTATTAACATAATCCAACACATTGTTGCAGTTGTAATCATTAATACCAAAGCAAATCCTAATAATATATTCATTTTTTTATATATTTCCAAAGTAATTCAATCCAATACAAAAATAATCCAAAAATAATCATTAAGAATATTATAATAATTAAATATATCATTAGAAAAAATCCTTATCTTTATAAGCATTTCTTACTTTAAATGTGTTTTTGTTATAATTTTTAGTGCTAAATCTAAAGGTTTCTTTGTCAAAGTATAAGCCAAACTTACCCTCAAACCCATTACCATGTCTTTGTTTGTTAATATAAATCTGTGCATCATACCAATTAGCAGCTTCTTCTTTTTTATCATGGCGTTCTGCATTTAAAATTTCTTCTTTAGCTTTATTTCTAAATACAGTAATACAATTATCTGCTAAATTAGTTATATTGCTTGATCCTAGAACATCAAACTTACTTGGCTCTCCATGTTCATTAAATGTTTTCCGGCTATGGCAAACTAAAAATATCTTTATGTTTAAATCTCTACTTGCAACACATAATTGGTTAATAAATTTCTTTTGTTTATTATAATCGTCTTCATTAATACCACATTTCATTAATGAATCAATTACAAAAACTTTCACGCCTAATTTTTCAGCACTATAAAAAATAACAGAAATTATTTTTTCAACACTTGTTTCTCCCTCTGCATCATATAAATATAACTTTTCATCTAATCCCTCTACAAAACTTTTTATAGCATTATCTGTGGGATTTGTTGCGCCATTTTGTAATAACATCCTACCTAGACTTGCTTTTGGCAACATCTCAAAAGATGCAATAAGAGATTTGTTTTCATTTAAAAGTTTTAAAATAATATAAGATAGCCAGGCAGTTTTACCATGCCCAGAATACCCTGTAATGATAGAGGTTTCTCCAAATCTAATTTTAAATTTATCATCTGTATAATCAAAGGGCAAAGAAATACCCCCATACATATCATTTTTAAAATAATTTTGCACATCCTCTACATAATTGCTTGGTTTTTTAACTTTAAAATGTTCTTCATTATCACGACTAGCAAAATAATTATCTATATCTTTGTCGCCAATAATTAGTTTATTAACATCATCATTTAATGTCGTCATAAATACCTCTCAATTTTACTCGCAGATTTAATAATTTTTGTTGATCGGGTTCTTGCAATGGCTTGTTTTGTTTTAATTCATTAGCGCATAAATACATAAATAAAACATCATCTCTTATAGCTTTTAATACTGCAAAAGGATTAAATCTTTTATTAGGTTTGTAATCATTATCTAAAGAATCAGGCATTATATCAGACCAACTTAATCCTGCTGCTTGTATTACATCTCCTGTCTCACATCCACCAAAACAATTGAAGACTACTTTGTCGCCATCAAATTTAATCCCTAGACTTGCAGTTTTATCATCATGACTAGGGCATAAGCATTGATATTGTGAATTATCGTTAGTTGATGCGTAAACCTTTTCAAACCTCGCTAATATTTGCTCTTTCTGAATCATCTAACATCTCCTTGATTTGATATTGTCTTAATTTTGGTATTCCTGTAGATTTCCAATAAAATACTGCTTGTCTTGACAATGGTGGATCAAACTTTTCTGCTAATTGATTCGGTGTTACTTTTAATTTTTCACAAACTTCATTTAATTCCATAATATTTCCCTTAATTGTTAAAGTAATTTATATTAACACTATAATTATCTATTCTCCTAATTTAAGAGCATCATCTACTAATTTTTGTAACAAACAGGCCTGACAAATTTTAACTGCTACTCTAAATCCATGAGATACAAAATGCTCACCATCATGAGTTTCTTTATTAGGGCTTCCAATAGATATTGTTTTCTTTAAATAATGGCTGCCTTTTTTTATATCTTTTTTGCATTGATGGCAATTATCATCTGTCCTAGATTTTGTAAGTTTCATTTCTTTACTCATAATGCACCCCCATATTCATCATAAATTGGTTTTTCTTGTAATGCTTCATAAATTGTTTCATAAACTTTTTCTACTTCATCATCAGAAAGAAGATAGTCTTGTTCGTAACCATCTTCATCTTCATATGATCCTATTGATTTAATTACAGGAAAACTTGTATGGTCTTCACTTTCTACCTCATAAAAAACTGTAATTGGAACTTCTACCTCATCTAGAGCCTTGTTAATTACCCACCCTGTTGTTTCCCATTCATCATAATTACTCATCTTCACTCTCCTTATAAATAAAATGTATAAAAATAAACTGTTGCGTATGCAACCATTAAACCAACTACAAAACCAAACAGTCTATTATTTCTGCCTTTTCTTTTACTTTCCTCTAACCATGATTCCATGTTATTTCTCCATGTTGTTTAAAATATGTTTTATAACTTCTACAGTCCAACCATTTCCTAACATTTTGTATTGTTGTGTGTTAGAAACTCCATCACAATATCCATCAGGAACAGTTTGCAATCTAGAACATTCAATAGGTGTTAGTTTTCTGTAATGTAATTCTTTATTAATTGGTATTTGATACAAACCTGTTTTTCCACCTTGTCCACCACCATTAGCCATTAATGATTGTGATTTTTCATTAACAGAATAAATTCTTGTTGCTTGTGCAGGTTTATTACCTACATATCCAACACAACCACTTTTTTTACCATTTAATTTTACATAGGGTTCTGTATATTCATTTTGCACCATAGTCCTTTGTCTTCTTGCAATGCTATTCCAGGCGACTGCACCTTGATACCTTGCAGTAAGGCAAAAAGATTTTTTATTAGTTGTCATTTCATCTGTTGCAATGCCATTTTCTAATATATCTTTTAATATAATTCCTCTATCTTCAGGTTGTGTAATATTTGGAATATTAGTCCAATACAATCTATTTCTGTTTTGAGCAGATACTAATGCACTATTTATCATGATAGGCTTTACCCCTAAATGCTCTGAAATTACATCTTGATATTCTTGTTTCATGCGCACATTTTCTAATAAGAAATATTTAGGCCTTAATTCTTTTAACAACCTAACAAATTCAAAAAATAATTTACTCCTGGAATCGTTAAAATTAAGTTGTTTCCCTGCAAATGAAAATCCTTGACATGGTGATCCACCCAATAACAAATCAATTCTTCCTGGAAAGTCTGCTGCCGAAACTTTTGTTACATCTCCAACATGAATAGTATCAGGAAAGTTTTTTTGTGCTATTTGAATAGCATACTTATCTATTTCACTTGCATAATACTTATCTACTTTTATGCCTAATTGTTTTAAAGCTATCTGCCCACATGACATTCCATCAAATAAACTTAATACATTCATATTTTTACCCCTTTATATAATTTACTGTAGCTATATTGCATTCACTTTCATAATCACTTAAAACTTCACATTCACTAGTTAAAACCTCATCATTTTCAAATTCTATCTCTTGACCACTTTCCAACATAGAGTCAAAAATATTAAATGCATCATCATAGTTTTTAGCGCCATCTATCACAATATAACTTGCGACTACTTCAGTTTTTCTTACTACATATTTTTTATTCATTTATATTCTCCCTAATCCATTAACATAAACTTTATTTAAATTAAATTTTAAAATAGCTATATCTTCCGTATAAAACCAAGAGCTATCTAATTTATATTTTGCGCCATGTTCATTTAATCCTTGAAGTAATAATTTTTTTGCTTTATCTCTTGAATCGGCAATTACTTCAAAATCAAAATTTGTACTTTCATACATTCCAATATATAATTCCTTCATAATTATTCCTTATCTTGTTAATAAAAAATGATTGAAATATCAATCCCATAACACCCCTTGAGATGTTATGAGTTAATACTTTAAGCTACTGCTTTTTCCTCCTTATGAATACCAAAATGTCTCTCAACTTCATCAGTTGATAATAAATATTCTTTATTATTAGTTAAATTAAGAATGACATATGGTAGCTTTCTTGATTTTCTTTT